ACATCAACAGAACAGACCTTTAACACTTATGGTGGTCGTAAGTTTAGCGACTACGATTTATACATTTTTACTTTTGGTAGTTCTGATAAGAATTTTAGAAGAACAGTAGTTCTAACTAAATCACAATGGCAAAGTGGTGCTAATATTGACGAAGGTGTTTTACATGGTGCAAGCACATCAACGGCAAGTTCTTATGACTATTGCGGTATAGTCGTAAATTACAATACTGATACATCAATAAAAGCAAAAGTATTTGGCTCGGGTAGTATCAATAAGTTTTCGGTTATCGGTATTAAATACTAATTCGGTATAATTCATATTGCAACGAATAAAGGAGGCTAATACGTGGAGACGATATATCTTGATATCATACCAAGCGGCGTTAACCCGTCTTGTAACGTATCACAAGACGACGAGGGCCGCGTTATCCGTATCTATCTTTTAGAGAGCGGAGATCCTTACGAGCTTAGCGGCTCGGAGACTCTTACGCTCCACGTAGAAAAGCCCGACGGCGACTTTATCGAGGCCGAGTTAATTAACGGCGGCGGATCTTTTATAGACTTTACCGTAGATAGCGAGATAACCGACAAAAGCGGTAAATGTTATTGTAAAATAAACATAGAGGACGGAGATATAAAAATAGGCTCTAGCGGTTTTTATATCGTAGTAGAGAAAAAGCCTTAAAGGAGGGCTAAAGAGTGGATAACGTTATAAGCTTTACACCCGCGGAGCTAGTCGGGTTTATTACTGCTATCGGAGGCGCTATTGTAACGATAGGCGCGGTAACTACTATTATTTTTAAGCTTGTTAATCGACTTAAAGAGCCCGAGACAAAGCAAAACGAGCGTATAGACGCTCTCGAGAAAAATTACGAGGTACTCTCCGCGGATCTTAAAGAGCAAAAGAGACAGCGGGACGAGACTATTACTCAATTTATGCAATATTTCACTAACGACGATAACAGATTTAAGGCTATCGAGCGCTCTAATAAGGTTACTCAAAACGCCTTACTCGCGCTCCTTAAACACGCTCTTAACGGTAACGACTTACAAGCTCTTAAGGACGCCGAAAAGAGCTTAGAGGCGTACTTAATCGAGAAATAATCCGAGGTTTTAAGATATGCTTAAAGTCTTTAGCTCTACAGATAAAATATTTAACTCTAACGGCGACGCAGTTATTAACGGCGCTCGTGCTATCGTGCATAAAGAGGATAACGGCGACTACTCCGTAAACTTAGAGTGTAGCTTAGATTATGTAGACTACGTTAAGTCTAAAAATATCCTAGTCGCTCCGACTCCGACGGGTTATCAAGGCTTTAGAATTGAAAATGTAGAGGCTACGAGGACTAAGATAAAGGCGCTTTGTAAGCATTTATACTACGACTCCGACAATTACTTAATCGCGGATAGTTACGTAGTAGATAAAAATTGTAACGACGCCTTAGACCATTTAAACAACGCTACCGACACGCCGAGCCCGTTTACTACGCTCTCGGATATTACGTCTATTAACTCGTATAGGTGCGTAAGAAAATCTCTAAACGAGGCTATTACTACAGTAATAGAACGTTGGGGAGGGCATTTAGTACGCGATAACTATAATATCCAAGTTAGAGAGACTATCGGAGCGGATAACGGCGTTACTATCCAATATAAGAAAAACTTAAAAGAGATCTCCGTTACTTATAATTGGGATAATGTTTGTACTAAGCTACTCCCCGTCGGTAAGGACGGCTTTTTATTAGACTCTCTCTATGTTTATAGCGAGATACAATACGATTTACCGTATACTAAGACGGTATCTTTTGAGCAAGATATAGACGCGGCGGACTATCCGACGGAGGCCGCTTATCTTGAGGCGCTTAGAGACGATCTCACGGCCCAAGCCGTAAAATATCTCGAGTCCTCACAATATCCGAGCGTAACGTATACTCTCTCGGCTAATATGGATAAGATAACCGATATCGGAGATACTGTAGTAGTCTACGACGAGCGCTTAGGCGTTAATATTACTACTCACGTTATAGCCTACGATTACGACGCGGTTTTAGGCGAGTATACGTCTATTACTTTTGGGACGATCTCTAAGGGCCTTAGTAATCTCTTAACTAGCGTTAGCCAAGAGATAAATAAAGAGGTTGTTATAAGCTCTCAAGCTATGCGAGTTACTCTTAATAACGCTCTTGCGGAGTCGGAGGCTAAGATACTCGGCGTACTTGGTAACTCTTACGTTATCTACGACGGAGATAAGATTTTAGTAGTAGACAGCTTACCCGCCGATACTGCTAATAATTGTATACGCATTAACTCCGCGGGTATAGGTTTTAGCCAAACGGGTATTAACGGTCCTTTTACAAGCGCTTGGGAGATAAACGGTACTCTCAATATGCAAGCTATAAACGTTATAGGGCTTACGGCGGATCTTATTAAAGGCGGGACGCTTAAGCTCGGCTCGGCGCTTAATCAAAGCGGCATACTTGAGGTATACGACGAGCAAAATACGCTAATAGCGACGCTTAATAAAGACGGCCTTAAAATGTTTGGCGTAGACGGATCTTATATCTTAATTAACGCCGCCGAGGGCTTTGTAGGCTACGATAGAGACGATAATAAAATCTTTTGGGTATCGGACGACGAGTTTTATATGCGTAAGTCTGTTATTACTCAAGAGATAACGCTTTGTAATAAGCTACGCTTTATCCCGATAGAGATAAGGGATAACAATAATACGCTAATTAACGACGGTATAGGACTCGTTAGCGTTTACATTTAAAGGAGGCGGTTAACTTGGCTACAAGTCCCTATTTTTCTACGTCTAATCCTTATATTCTTTACGATATCCACGTAGACGAGATCGCTACGGATATTAACTCCAATAGCTCTACGGTTAGAGTATGGGTTATTGCTTGGCGTACTAATCAAGGCTACCAAACATACGGTAGCGGTTACTGTATTGTTAATATAAACGGCGAGGAGTATTTTGACGATATCACGCCGTATCAAGCAATCGACTACGAGAGCGATACGTTAATGTTTGATAGGACAGTAACTATCCCTCACGACGCGGACGGTAAAAAGACTATCTACGTTAGCGCTTATTTTGACCATACTAGATTTAGTAGTAACTCACAAGGCTTTAATGTGCCGCTTACAGCGATCCCGAGGCAAGCTAATTTAACGGGAGCGCCTAACTTTAACGATACACAAAGCCCGACTATTACTTACTCTAATCCCGCGGGTAATGCGGTTACTAGCTTACAAGCTTGTATAAGCCTTACGGGATCTAACGCGGATATCGCGTATAGAGATATCCCGAAAAACGCGACGTCCTATACTTTTAATCTCACTCAGGCCGAGAAAAACGTACTCTTAGCGTCTATCCCTAACGCTAACTCGCGCTCGGTTGTGTTTATCGTTAAGACAGTAATAGGCGGCGTAACGTATTACTCCACGTTAACCCGTACTTTTAGCGTAGTTAATGCTAATCCGACGATAAGCGGGCCGAGTTATTACGATACTAATAGCGCCACTATTGCTATTACAAATAACAATCAAAAGATTATACAAAAAGCGTCTAACGTATCATTTAAGGCTAATACGATCTCGGCGCTTAAATATGCTACTTTGTCGAGCGTAAGAGTAACTTGTAACGGAGTAACTAAGAGCGCGAGTCTCTCGGGCTCTACTGCTAATAATGTTACTATTGCTTTTGGAGCTATAGACTCCACGAGCAATTTAAGCGCGTCTATCGTTGTTACGGACTCAAGAGGTAATACAGCGAGCGCGACGCTTAATATAACTATACTCGAGTGGAGCTTACCGACTGCTAATATATCTCTTAGCCGTAAGAGTAACTATTACTCCGAGTCCTACTTAACCGTTAACGCTAATATATCGTCTCTATACGGTAATAATACCGTTACGATTAAGTATCAATATAAGGAAAAAGACGCGGGCTCTTACGGATCTCTCGTTACTATTAATAACGGACAAACCTATACGCTTAATCTTGATAACGAGAAAAGCTACGACTTTAAGATATACGTAACGGATCGCGTAGGCGAGACAATCTATAACCGAGTCTTACAAATTGGTATACCTATTCTCTATATTGATAGGCTTTTGCGCTCCGTCGGTATCGGGACTATACCTAACGAGACTAATATGCTCGCAGTAGATAGGCGCTTAAGCTTAAAGAATAACGCGCAAGAGACAGTAGCGGACTTGTGGTCTAATCCCTCTACGGACGCGGCCCGCTCCGCTTTTATGTCTTTTTATGATAACGTCGGATTAAAGCGCTTAACGTTTTCGGGTTACGATAAAGGCTCTTTTACTATCTATAAAAAAGGCGACGATACTAAGCATACGGTTATTATTAGCGGTACTAGTTACGGCGGCGCTCTATCTTTATATGATAATAACGAAAATAGAGCTATTTACGGTTACGCGGGCAGTAACGGCGACGGTAACTTAAACCTAAATAGAGGCGGCATTTTAAGCCTCTATAATTCTAGCAACGTTAGAACGATAGTAGCTTATAGCGCTACTTATGGAGGTGGAGTTTTAATCGCTAATAATAGCGCGGGCTCGGCTATCGATCTTACAACGGGTAGCGCGGGCGACGGTACTATTAACGTCTATAACTCTAGCGGCTCTTATACCATTAACTTAAGCGGCGAGAGCGGAGTAGTCCGTTGCGTTAGCGTAGTACAAACGTCGAGCCGTAAGGTTAAAGAGAATATCGAGGAGCTTACACCCGAGGAGGCTTTAAAGATCTTAAAGCTCGTCGCTGTTACTTTCGATTATAAGGACTCTAACTTAGGTAAGGATAGACGCGGCTTTATAGCCGAGGACGTCGCCGAGGTTATCCCGCAAGTAATAGCACCCGAGACGGAGGACGCGCCCGCTAGTATCGACTATATACAGCTTATCCCGTATCTCCAAACGGTTATCAAAGAGCAAGAGAAAAAGTTAACCGAGCAAGAGCAAAAGATAAAAGATTTAGAAAAACGCTTAGAGGATCTCGAGAGCAAAATTAAATAATACGACGCTCGCTCTCTATCCCTCCGTATAACCCTCCGATTTTTCGGAGGGTTTTTAATTGTTACAAATGTGTTACAAATTGCATAAGGGTATATACTTTTATCTTGTTAGGGTATATACTCCGAGTATCTTAAATTATGGAGGTTTTAATTATGACTACTATTACT